ACCATCTCTTGCTTCATTAAGTCCGGTTACGTCTCTTATCATTTGTAAATAATACTGATAAGTACTTATAAGTGAATTTATTTTTTGACCACCAGAAGATGATTGTAATTCTTGTATTGGTACTTTACCACGGTTTGGATCGCCATCTTGAGTTAGTGATCTACCAACAATGGAACCTGTTTGAAAGTACATGTTTAAAGCTTCCTGTGGATTATAATTAGTACCATTTCCAAGATCAACCTCTGCTAAACCATCTACGTCTAGATAAACACCGTCAGGCACTATCCTAGACATCACCTGTTGAAGCTTTAAGTGTGTAAGCTGTATCATATCAGCAAAACCAGTAACCCTTGATACAAGTGACTCTATGCGTCCTTTATACATTCTAGGAGCACATATGTTATAATTCATATTAACTTTAACAGTGTTAGCTATAGGTCTTGTCATGTTCTCAGACATTTCCCATTTTAACATTTCTGGATGACCTAGTATTTTAGCACCTGTGTAAAGAACCTCAATAGCTCTAAATGCTTTTTTGAAGTTTTCACTTTCTGGTGGGTTAAAAGTATCTGTTTTTTCTAATGCTTTTTCTAAACCGTTTGGTGTTTGCTTTATTTTAAAGACTTGATTAGCATAAGTCTTATATTCAAAGTATAAAACTTGTACATTATTATTGTTGTCTTTTCCATTCCAGTTTCTTAAATATTCTTGATTACCTGGATACTCTTGTATTTTCTTTAATTGATCAGCTGTTAAATAAGGAAATTCTTTTTTAAGCTCTGGTAGACTTATAGATTTAACTTCACCAACATAGTATATGTCTTCAAAGTTAGGGTCTTCAGTATATGAATATACAATATTTACTGGATCTACATAATCAACAACAACACCTTCAGATCTATTAAAACTAGTTTTTACACATCCAATACCTAATACTGTTAAATCGTAGTTAAAACGTTGTCTTATTAAGTCATATTTGTTTTTAGCTAATACATCATTTATAACTTCTTCTTCAGCTATTTCAATAGACTGTTTATAATCGAGTTGCATATGAACCTCTAGTTCATCTACATTTTGAGGAGCATTTTCTCTGTCTTGACTTGAAAATAAATTTTGACCAGTTACTTGTTGAACTTTAGTCAAAAAAGCCTCTGCATTAATATCTCTTAATAAACCTTCAGCATATTTAGTTCTTTTGTAAGTAGATTCAGGATCTTGAGCATAAGAGTTTATCTCGTAGTTTCTTTGAGATATACCGTTAACAACAATGTCAACAAACTTAGGTATAACAGGTACAGGTTTCCAATCTAAATTTAAATAAGATAAATCACCATTTATAGATAGTTCATCTTTATACTTTTGTATAGACTGCTCACCTCTAGCATATAACCTTAAATTATGAAAGTTATTATAATTAGTATTAAACCTGTAAGCACCACGATAATTAGTGAACCATTCTCCTTCAATAGCTCTACCTACTTGAAGACCATACTCCCACGTTGCTTTTTCTGCATCTGGTACTACCTGGTCCGGAAAAGCGCTATTTGTATTTGTATAAATTTGCATCTATTATATTATTTTTGAAATTGATCCTTTATTATCATATCTTTTAAAACCTAAATTTACTTTGTTTTTTACAACATCTCTATTTGGTTTATACTTATTCTTGTTACAAGCCATAATAGCAAGCCCTGAGCTAATAGAAGCATCGTGCTTTGTTCTATTATTAATATTGAATTTAGCCCAGTCTTCTAAAGTACGCTGCATATACATATCTCCATATTCACCAGACTTAAAACCAACGTGATCTTCTATGTATGTTTCTATTGCAGCGGCGTGTGCTTGTTTAATATCTTCACTAGAGTTAGGTATGCCACCTACTTCTTTTTCTGTTGTTGAAAGTTTATTCCATACTTTGTCAGGACGATTCATGCTAAAACCTCTATAACCTCTACGCTTTAAATAATACAAAAGTCTTGGCTTGTTATTTTCACATAGTATAGGCATACCATAAAATATTAAAGCCATAAGCACATCTTCAAAGAATATCTCAGCAGTTTGAGGTCTTGATATATATTCTAAAAAGAAATGATTAGGTGGAGCGTCTTCCATGCTAAATTTAGTAAGACCGTGTAAAGCTCCATTAGAACCTTTACCATCTACTGTTCCTGATATATCGTAGCTATCACAACCGAAAGCTCCAACATGTTCATTACCAGGATACTTAATGCCATTTTTTATAATTACTTGATTTTGTAAATTTTTAGGTGGTACCCAAGATATTAAAAATCTTCCGTCGTTATTAGGATAGAATATTACTCTACTATCTTTTATTCCATTCTCCCATTGAAAACTACCTTTTGTTACAGAAGCAACATTATGTATTTCCTCATTATAATCGACTTGCTCGTATATCTTTACTAAATTAAATAAAGATTCTTTTGTTTCATCTCTGAAAGCATGTTTCTCTGTTCTTGGAAACTGCCTATAAAATTCGTTTAATCCGTCTTGATCTTGCTTGAGTCCTTCAACTTCGTTTTCCCAGTGCTCGATAACTCCAAGGTCAATTGGGCTTCCATCGATTCCAGTGACTTCAGTTTTTGGCGTATCGAAGACAGGTAGTCCATAAGTATCAATGTATCCTTCGTAGGACCATTCCATAGGGATGAATAAACTATAGAGTCCCGAGCTTGTTTGACCATTTTTATTTCTTCTCGTAACGCTTGAATCATAATATAATTTCTTAAAATTGTTTCCTCCTTTATCTAAAGCGTTTGATGTTGATCCCATCATACACTTACCAATAACTCTACTACCTAGTCTTAATGTAGTTTTTGTAACTCTCCAGTTGTTTAATATGTTATCAGGTCGTTCCCATTTACCACTTTCATCATGTGCTAATATCTTTAGCTTTTCACCATCGTAAGAGTTATCACCTGTGTTTTTCCAATCAATAGTTGTATCAAGACCTACGATATCTGATAACTTAACATTATCATCAAGTTTTCTTCTAGTTAGTTTAGAAGCTGGTACCCTGTAGGCGAGTTCTGTTTTAGGACGATCCATACCATCTTGGATCGGCTTGAAGAAAAACGGATAGTTAAGAGATATGGGTACGACTTTATCCGTAAACATCTTCTTGGCATCAGACCCAGTTTTTGATAAGATCCCAAATCTTGAATCTGACGACATTGTGGCGGCGTTAACGAGCTCAGCTGAAGCCATGAACGAAAACCCAGATCGTCTGTTTTTAAGATAACACATCCCATAACACCTGTTGTCAGCTTTACATGCTTCCCAGAAGTAGAAAAATAACTTATTCGATTCCCTGTAGTCGGCAGCACCCACGTCGATTTTTGACCATTGCAAATACATGTAGTGAGTCCCAGTGATATAATTAGGAACACCCTTGTTATAATAAAAGTAACCTTTCTCACGACGTTCAAATTCTTTATCGATATAGTCATACCATTCTTCTTTAAAATCAGTTGGATACTCTTCCCAGTCAAATACAGACTTTATTTTGTTTAAGGCTTTTGGATACTCTTGTCTTTCCCAGTATTGTTCCTTTTTATCTTCGCTTCGTTTAAAGCATTCAGAGACTGCTGGTATAGCAATCTTGAGATCTTGTATTTCGTAGATGTCTCCAATAGTTCCGTCTCTGCTGATTATAACTAAATCATATTCTTTGTTATACCCATACTCCCATTTTTTATACCTATTGTTCTTTTTAAGTATCTTAGGGTTGATATAATCTTTTAATACTTTGTATAATGTTTGCTCGTACATCACTTACTTCTCCCTTCTGCAAAACCTTTAAAAGCTTTTTCTTCTTTCTTAACTTCTTTAGGTTTATCCTCTAACATATCCTTTTCATTCTCGATGCGAGTTAATATTTCAAATGCATCGAAAATAGCTAATTTCTTTGTCGCTGCTGCGTTCTTTAATCTATCTGCTGATATATCATCTTCTGAGTCTACAATAGGTTCTCTAGCTATCTTAATTAACTCTTCAACTGCTCTGTGCCCAGCTTGGATTATATTTAACTTTGTCTCCTTTATCGTCATGTGTTAAGGCTATATCATTTGATTTCATACAATATAAACGTTCATCACCGACTACAAACTCAAATTCAGAGTTGGGTGTAAACGTTATTAAGGTTCCAGGAGTGATTCCTAGCGCTTCTAAGGACTTGTTGCTATATTTTATTATACCAAGAAGTGGAACTTCTTTAAGTGTACTAAACTGATCTATAGAAGCAACTGGATGTACAAAGCAATAGTTTAAGTTGCATATCCAATTATCGTTTCGGTTGTAAAGGTATATTTGTTCTATATCACAAAAGAATAAATCATCTTTAAAAAATGATGCAGAGTTCTTCTCTCTACCTTTCATGTCGTAGAATCTACGAAATACGTTATGGTGAATTATTACTTCATCACCTACTTTGATCTCTGTTTTGTATGCTTTTGGAACAGCTATAACAATAGCTCTCTTACTAACGCTTTGAAATGTTTCTATTCTAGTATTAGTTACAAGGCTTTTGTCACCTACCTTTTTTTCATTATCGTAACGTTCACCTTTAGGTTGTACGATAAATCTGTATAAGCTTTCCATTAGTACTGGAGATCATACTCAACTGATATCGCCATGTTAGAGTTAAACTTTTTCCAAGGCAATACTTCGTCTTCTTTAGTTATGAATATATTGTAAGAATTATCTTTTTCTTCAAACAGTATATTAGAAATACTATGCCCGCCGTAGACCGATTGGCCTACAGCATAATGCATAGCTTCATTTTTATAATCTGCTCCAATACTTATTTTACGAATAATATTAGACATCAGCTAGTTCTTCTTCCTTGATCTCAGTGTATGTGCCGTCTTCTAAATTAATGTTTACTGCACCGTACTCTTCTTCAAGTTCTTTTTTAAAATCTTCAATGCCTTCATTCACTCCTGCTAATTCATGAAGTAACCCATGTTTATTAGCTTCTAAGTAACCTACTTCATTTAATATTTTATTAACTGCTGCTTGTTGTTCTTGTATCTTCTTTAATTGTTCTTCTTTAATCTTCATTTAATTTAATTTAATTTTTGTTTAATTTACTCAACCGGTGGATTTGGATCCGACCAAGCTGGAGTAGCCATCAGTGCTAGCGCTTCTTCGTGGTTCAATGTCTCAACAGGTACTAAAGAACCATTAGTGATAAAACTAGGTTCAACCTGGTAAGATAATAAACCTTGAGTATTAGCTAAATCTCTTCTCATTGTCTGAGCAGAGCTTTGATTTACTTGACTGAACAAAACAGCGTTTGTATCAGTTAAGTTTATTACTGCATAAGTTGTTGCCATTGTTTAATTATTATTTAGTATCTTATTGTTATTTATATATTTACTTGTTTAAATTTCTTTTTACTATCCTGGAACACTTAAGGAAGATACAGTGATAGTAGCGTTACCTCCACCACCTGAAATAGTTAAGACATCTCCTACTACATAACCACTTCCTCCTTGATAAATGCTTATATTAGCTACACCACCACCACCAGTAACAGCATCTATGCTAACAACGCATCCACTACCACTTCCACCAGTAGTAGAAACAAAATCACTTGCTATATACCCTGTTCCAGCTGCTGTTATAGAAACTGTACTAATTCCAGATACTCTATCTATAGCTGTCATGTTAATTGAAAAAGCATTACTAGTAGAATTAGGTGCATCACCTTTTAAGTCTCCTGGAATATTCATACTTGTAGCTAT